CTGACAATTACATCAAAGTTTTGGCAATGAATTTGAAGGCGTCTCCTCCACCGCTGTTCCACAGCGTTCTAATGCTGTCATAAGCTGAGTGGATGAGTGATTTTGGGGTGTTGATCAGAGCATGCTCGTCCGCAGCCCGATAGATTTCTTTGAAAATCCTACCTCTATCTCTGAGAATATAAGCTCGGCTAGCAGGAAGTCCTTGGGAGCAGCACGAATGCATGCAATCCCAAGCCTCGCTCGAGTATATCACAGGCTTTTGGGCAGGAGCTTGTGAACCAGAGTAAAAACCCCTGATTCTCACGTCAAACTCGAAAATATCGCCAGGATTAACTGCTTCGATAAGAACTTGCACCATGTTATTGTAGTACGAGCCGAGTTGGACATAGGATATGGCTGTCGTGAGTCGATTTGATCGTCCACTAGGTAAGTGATTGTAGATGACCTCGTCTCCAGCTTGAAGGTCCGCTGCATCAAACGTGTTATAGAACACATTAGCTTCTGCGTCGGTCCCCTGGTCGGGAGTAACGCCTGGGCCCCACCCAATATACATTCTACCCTTTCTCGAGGAAACAGAGGCTGAATTGACTTTCATACGAATGGAAAAATGGGTGAGGGTGAAGATGTTGCGACTGGTTTGAGCAGCGGTCGGAAGGGCCAAAGCATTCAGTTGAATGTCAGCTTCGTTGACACCAGCAGTGGCAACGGCTCGATTGACTGCAGACCCCGCGTAAGTCGCGTCGGTCTTGATGGCAAAACTCGAAGCCGTGCCTGAGGCGAATGCGTACCCGGCATTATCAGGTTGAATGCACAGGAACCCGAAACCTGCGGTTCCAGCCACCACGCGCACCGTCCTTTCAGATGCATATGGGGCGACTGTTTTTGAAATCACAGGGTCGTGGCCGTATGTTGTAGCGCCATAGACAATAGCGCCAGATTTGGATGCGGAAGGAGCAATAATGACATCGGTATCACCTTCGTCAAACTTAAGGACAGTGTCCATGAGTTGGCATGACGCAGGACTAGCCGAAGCGTGACCTTTGAAGAGCGAGTCGAATTCGTGTCTTCCGACGACTCTCCCTCTTCGATCGTCACCCACCGTTCCTCGTTTCGTTGAAGGATTAGTGGCTCGGTTTCCGATTGAGACATTGTTCCCTTTTCCTCTGTTTGTTTTCTTCATTATCAAACAGGAGTTTCTTCTTTTCAATGCGTGTTTCTTTGGCATTTATTGTCAGCCCTTATCTAGAAAACGGCAAGTGTCGATAAAGCACTTTTCGAGGTATTTGGTTATCCCCCCCTCGTTCTAGCCTTGCTGCCTATCAGCTCAAGTCAACAGTGGCCATTTGCACGGCAACTGCTGAACTCAAGGTAACAGGCAGACTTTTTATCAACAACAAATCTTCGATAAGCTGCTGAAGGGCTCCAACCGTGACATCATAACGCACTGCCAAAAAGGCGTACACACGAGGTGAAATTGCGTGATGCATGGTGGCACGGACTTTGTATATGTCTTTTGGATCGGGATCACTAGGATTGACATCATCAGTTACAGAGATGATCATGTCGACTAAAGCTCCGAGCACTGGTTCGAAAGTCGCCGCATGCTTCAGGCCTAGGGCTACGGACCTGAGATGAGCGTATCTTTTGAGTGTGTCTTTGAAATGCTTTGTCGACCATCCTAAGCGTGCGAGCATCCTTCCAGGTTTGGGCCCCATCACAATTGGATGTTCTGGGTCGTTGGTCGGATAAAACAGTGCACTAAGAAAGTCCACTTTGCAAGGCTCGGTAGATGACGATGGTTTCATCACCATACCAGATGTTCCCGCTAGGCTTTCGATAGCCTCAACGAAGTCCTTCATCTTTGTTGTAGTCACAATGATAACGTCGTCGCCTGCTACAGCGATCCAGTAATCTGTGCCAATTTTGTAGCCGTACAGATGAAGGGCGTAAATGTGCCAAAAGGCAACCAATAGGGAATTATCCACTGATGTGTCGCTGTCACCACTAGCACGGGTGCCTGTGTGTGAGTACACAATGTTGTGCCGAGTAAATCCGCGCTTGTCTATCTTTTTGAAGTAAGCATCGGCTACAGGTTTCGGCGCAAGGGTGGTGTACCACTTGTGCATGGCTTTAAAAGCCTCAGGCACCAGATGTGCATCCAATTTGCTGGCATCGTTCATACAATACAAAACGACACCAGATTGGGCGAAGTGACTTTCTGCTCTGTGCATCCAGTCCCCCATCTCTTCTGCTGTTTTCCCAATAGCGTAGCAGAGAGGAGAGTAGGTGTTACCAAGGAAGTGCAAGCTCTTGCTGAGCTTGTGAAAATATGGTCCAAGTGTTACTTGCAGCTTGTCCGACATACCTTGAATTGATCGTGGCGCATAGTCCGTAAACACAAAACTAATAGTTTTGCTGACGAGCTCACGCTTAACAAAGAACTGGCGATAGAAGTCAGTCTTTGAAAGCCCTGTGAACCTGTCGGCCCATGCAGCTAGCAAATCAACGCGTCGAGTCGCTGAGATTGTTTTCCTTGACACCCATTCGGTGAAAGGGGTGGTTGCGTCAAACAAGCTCGCCAGTGTGGATGAACTTGCTTGTGTGGCGGCATCGAGTGTGTTGAATCCAAAATCGACAATGTCGTTCCAAATCCCTTGGGCGCATTTAGGTGTTGCTCGCAACGCTCGATACGAAAGCGAGATAACCTCATTGCACTGGCAGTTTGCTGAAACACTGGGGTTGAAACCCAGAACAGTTACTCCTACTCGCTCACAGCCAAATTTAGCTTTGCATACATCATCCTTCAGCACGGTGTAGCTTGCGTCTTTGTGGAGATCGCAAGCCGGCAATTTGGAATGATGCGCAGGCAAGGCGTGGGCTGGGGCAAAGAGCAACAGGGACACAGTAAGAACAACAACAACTGTGGTCCAGTTGTTGAGTTTGAGACTCCTCCTCCATGCCTTGGCTTTAAACCAAAGGCAGGAAAGCGCAATCATGTCATTGAGGAAGTACATCGCAACAGCGAAAACACCTACACTCAAAAATGACAGAATGCGAAGAACAATATATGGCAAGATTACCAAATGTTGAACTTGAAGTCCCACCAAACCACAAAGCAACAATACACAAATCAACAACGAGGTTGCTGACGACATTATTGCAAGTAATTTGTCGGACTGCTGGGCAAAAAGAAAAGCTTGTCTTTCACAGACGATGCTGGTCCTAGCGACAGATGCACTCGAATTAAGGTCTCTGTCGATGGCCTCATCAGTAGTAGCAGCAGCGATGGTGTCGCTGATGACACGCTGTGTGACAGCCCCATTGGTAATCCAACACTTGTTGGTGAACTTGGGGTCTTTTCCTCTCAGGGCACGGTTCAAAAGAGACACAACGCCGGCAAGGGCAGTCTGGTCGCGTTTCGAACCCATAAGCTGGGCCTCTGCAAAGGACACCAACTCGGTGTTCAGCAATTTGGGTGCTCGATCTGGATACGTAACATCGATAGCATCAGAAGGCAAGGGCGTCCTGAGCACGGGATCGATGAACTTCGAGACCCTATGCGGGTTTGGAATCCATTCGGGGCGAAGAACACACTGGACGGCATGGGTATCGCCATCAATACCACAAGTGTACGCAGTCGCACGGGCAATTGCGTCACTCCTCATCTGGGGACTAATCAAATAGTTCAGATCTTTGTGTGGTCCATATGTGTAAAGTCCGTTACCATCAACAGTAGCTATGATGTCATAGTCAATGTTTCGAACGTACTTGTATTCTCCACGGTCCATCTTACCAGCAAGACCCTCGTGCCACTTCGCTCCAACAACAAAATCTGTGTAGATCTTAGTTGAAGACGGCATGGTTGCGTTGCAATAGTGCTCGACGTACGCAAGCATGGTGGGTATGACGCCTGCGGACCAATTGATATGGTCTGCGCAATCGATACCACCAAGCGGGTAGACGTCGTAAGAAAGGATGCGAATCCTTTCAACATCATTTGCAAGGCAAGAGTCAAGGAAGTGCAAGAAATGGTCGCAAATGCCCGCTGGACACGGACACATAGTGCCATACTTTTGCTTCGGATTGTTGAGAACACGGATTGTGTCGCGGTCCTCAATGATGGGTCGGAATGTGAAAATTGGAAACTCACTGAAATGCTGGCGATCTGCTTTCGCATACAAGATACAATCGAGTCTGCTAGGTTTTTCACCAACAAGGACGTAGGCGGTTTTGCCGGGAGAGTTGAACGCTTTGCCGTAAAACTCAATCCGGGCAGCAGCGCCAAAGGGATGTGAGTGTTTGGTTTTGGGGCCGGTGCACATGACAGCGCCAAGAGAGGCACCTGTCATATGCTGTTCCAGTTCTGGTTCCATGAAAAACGGGACGCGCACGCCGAGTTTTGTAGGGAAGTGAAACTTTTGGTAAGCC